TCTTCTGTAGTCTCTTCTGTAGTCTCTTCTGTAGTCTCTTCTGTAGTCTCTTCTGTAGTCTCTTCTGTAGTCTCTTCTGTAGTCTCTTCTGTAGTCTCTTCTTCTTCTTCTTCTTCAGGAATCCAAAGTGAATCTAAAGATACATTAAAAGACGTAATATCCTCTAAGGTCATATCTGCTACGCTTAGTTCAATAATGTCTGATTGAGACCGGATAATATCAATATTTGCCCACATAGCAGTTTCAGCGTCAGTCGCAGTATCTTTGATCATCCCGGCTAAAATATTACGTTGTTTCCACTCAGGGGCTATTTCAAGAATAAGATTAGAAGCATGGGCTTTAATATCTTTCACAGTTTGTGCCTTACGTAAATCAAGTTCATTATACGTTGGATCATCTGCCCAAGGAGCTTTACGAGTAACAGTTGTCCCATCAAATGTATCTTCTTTAGAACCGTTTGACATTTTTCCTTTGGGAATAGACGGTTCTGTTAAATTAAAAATACCAAATGATTGAGATGTCCCATTACGAATAGCGTCTCGTGATAAAGTATAACCTAGGATATCAAATAAGTTTTTATTAAAACGTTTACCTGTCCATAGAATAGGGAGGTTAAAAGTACCATCAGATTGAGAAGTTAAAAGTACGTACATTATTTTACATCCTGTGAAATACCGATTAATTCCATATTAGTCCCATTTGATCTAAATACCAAAATATCAATAGCACTAGCTGTTGCAGTTAACGTAGGGGCTGTAGCAGCGGGCCATTTAAATACTGAGTTCCAAGCCGACACAGAATAAGGACCACTTCCTACGTTTAAGCGTAGAGTATAATAAGACCCTGCTACTTGATTGGTTGGAGCAGAAAAGTTAGTTACGTTATTGGTCAGTGTTAACGTTGCATCCTGCGCTACATCAGTGTCCCAAGTTTGGGTGGTATTGAATGTTAACGCGGCAGTCAAAGGACGTTGTTGTGCAGTAAACGTTTGTTTAACGTCAGTCTTAGCAGTATCAGCATCGTATGCTTGGACATTACTACCAATAGCAAGACCAAGGTTAGTCCTCGCTGTTGATGCTGCTGGTATATCCGAAAGGTTACTAGCCGTGTTAAGTTTAGAGTTAACTGCTGTACGTACCGCAGCAAACTCAGTGTTAAAATCTCCACCGGAAATAACTTTTGCTGGATCACTATCTGCTAAAGCGTCTTTACCGGACCATCCAACTTGAATAGTATAGTCAGTCATGTTTAATTACCTTTTTATCTACTAGAATATTTAGCTTTACCATATAATGTACGAGAATTTCCAAACCGAAAAGGCTCTGTTTCTTCCTGTCGTGCGTTACTTAATTTCATAAATAATTGCTGTTGTTGCCATGTATTCTGTCTCCCCTGAGGAAAAGGACGAACAAGGGGGCGAGTAGTTCCGCGTCTCATTAAGAGTAGCGCCTACGTTCGCTTACCATTCGAGCGGCATTCTTCTTACGTTTTTTAGGGGATACTGGCTTCTCTTTCTTATTAGGAACACATTTACCAGCCGTTCTCATTTTGACAGATTTCATTACTACAATTTAACCCCATATTCTTGATTACGTTTTTCAACTAAAGCTAACAACTTTTTACGTTCTTCATCCCAAATATCTTTCATCTCTTGGCTTTTTACTGTTGGAGAATCATCGATGACACGGGATATCTTACCTCTAGGTGTTTTTAACTTTTTTGTTTCAACACGGCTACGTTTATCTTTAGGAGTAAACATACCAACTTTAGGAATGTCTATGTTTACAGTAGTCGGTGTTGTACTAGCATCCTTAGATTTACTTTTTAATTCCGTCCCATTTTCAACATCAGGGTCTTCGTATTCTTTGTCTTTAACATCGTCTAAATCATCTTCTTTAGACAACGCCTCTAAAAGTTCTTCTAAGCCATCAGATTCTTCTTCAAATCCATCACCTTTAAATTCAAGCTCATTCATCTCTAAGAAATCAGCAATCTCTTCTGCAGAGATATCCCGTCGAGAAGCTTTGAGTGTCTTAACAAGTAAGTTTTCATAGAGCTGTTTAATTTTTGTTTTAATACGTTCTAGTTCTAAATCGTAACTAGTGTCCATTAATGCTGATTCTATATTCATTTAAAGGACCTAGTTCCGTTACCCTTGGTTTCATGCTCTTTAACCCACCTATCATGTGCTGCTACAAAGTTTGGGTCAGAACCGTCAAGTAAAATAGTAGGTGTAGAGGGAGATAGTAAAGCTTTATCACCACATTTAACACAGGTTGTTTTTTTCTTACGTTCACACATGCAACGAAATTCTTCATGGCTGTTATCGCAGGAAACACAAGTGTAATTATAACTAGGCATTTAATTCTCCAAGAGTAAGTAAGGGACCCCTAAGAGGTCTTAAGGGTCCCTAGGTTACTTAGGCGGCAGGAACGACGAACGCTACACCAGCGTTATCACGAAGTTCACCAACACCATACAGCGTATCAGCCGTAAACAGGTCACCAAGGTATTCCTGCTTATACTGAGTCTGCGAACGTACACCCATTTGCTCAACGAGAGCAAGTGCGTCTTTATGCATCATCACACCTACACGAGCAGCATCACTTTCGATGCTTGGGCAGTTGCTGGATACAAATACGTCCATTCCGTAGATGCTACCAATTTTACCAGTCTTGATAGCATTACCATCACCAATGAACTGTTGTTCAGTGAAACGGTTAATACCAAGCATGTCATTCGCAGCAATCGGAGGAACAACAAGTGCACGGTTGTCCATAGGAACATCCGCATTGTCCAACTTAAGGATCATTGCACGAATACCAGCATCGGTAATATCACTATCGTTTGAAGAGTCACCTGTGAAGAGAGTTGTACCGTCTCCACCAATAACAGCTTTTTCGTAGAGAGCAGCCCCTGTACCACCTGCAGTGCCGCCTTGAAGCGCCTCTGTAAGCGCAAAAAGGTCAGTATCTACTTGTGTAGCAAGTGCATAACCCGCATCATCCGTATAGAAGCGACGGAGTGACGAAAGTGCCTGAACTTCAGTAATATCTTCAATGACTACTGAATATTCATAATGTTTAGCGATTGACAGGTTTACAGTGTTGTGTGTATCACCCTGTAGAGTAACCTGTGTATTTGCTGCTTTTACGTTAGCAGAACCACGAACAGGCGCAGGGATATGAATTGTATCGCCCTTTTTGCCGTTGTGGTTAATACGAGTAACGATGTTACCAAGTACAAGATTTTTCTTGTAACCAGCGATAACTTCGTCAGACCACAGCTCTGGAATAAAGTTTGCTGCGGTTGTAATGGTCTGTTGACCAGTTCCTAAAGCCATTTTATTTCTCCTATAGCTCTTTATTTATACGTTATTTGACTCGACCCTCAGAATATGCCTGAAGAATTTCATCTTGCAGTGCTTCATATCGTTGAGGATCATTTGTTTTAAGCCGAATTAAGTCAGCCCTACGGTAGATTTTCTTACCGACTGTAGATTCAGAAGAAGATCGACTAATACTTTTGCCATTTCTTAACGCTGCGTCACGTTTGGCTGCTTTATTTGCTTCAGCATCACTTGTGTTACTAATTAACTTACGTTCTTTCCAATTTTCTAAAAGTTCCATGGCTGCTGGTAAGTTGTAATCATTGTGTGCTGCGACATATAAATTAGTACGAATCGGGCTTTTCTTAACCCACTCCTGAAAACCAACGTCACTTATGACCTCTGAATAGTCAGGATGTGCCGCTTTAAGCTGTTGCGTTGTTGCTGCAGCCTTTTGAGCTGCTTGCTGCGCTTCGAACTCACGGAACTTAGGATGATTTTCAATGGCTTTACTAACAGCGGTGTTAGGGTCATCAAAAAAGTCAGCCTCTTCTTCTTGCGACTCTGGTGCAGTCCCGTTTTGATTAGTCGTAAGTTGTTGTTTAAGGATACTGTCTGTTAACTTTCGAAGCTCCCCAATTTCCTGTCCTTTTCTTCCTAATTCTTTTTCAAGGTTTTCATAAGAGTCAACAATTTCTGTGACTGATTTACCTTGGAATTTAGAAGGAACTTCAGGCTCTGCTTGAGATTGTTCTGGCTCTGGAGCCTGAGTCTCTTCAGAAATATTACTATATTGGGCTAATTCTTCTTGAGTTTCAACCGTTTCTTCAACAACTACACTACTCATATTACTGATCTCCGTCTATAAAGATTATGGAGTTAAAATAAACTGGGATTAGGTATCTAATTGATCCAGTGCTAATTTGGTGGTCTCTTCTAAATTAATAACCATATTTAGAATATCCACCTGACCTCTACGTAAGTAGAGTGTTCTTTCATCGTCTATGTTTTGTATTTTTTCTAAAGAAGTTGCCATAGAGTTTAGCTCTTCTGTAAAGAGACTCCACGCTTCCTCAGTAAACAAATCAAGACGTTTCTCTAAGTATTCTCTATCAGTTAGCATTACTTTGCCGTGCTTTAGCCATATTCAGAAGGGTTTCCGACTGAAGATGTTGAATTTCTGGGCCATTACGGAAAGTTTCAGATTGAATATTTTTCGAATCTATTTTAATCTTTTCAATCTTAGCAAGTTTTTCAGCTAATTCTATCTGACGTTTCATAAGGGACTCTTGAGATTGGGTATCATTTACATCACTTTGAAGTTTAGCTGCCTGTGCCATATCCTTCATAGCTCCTGCCTTCATCTCTTCAACTTCCATTTGTAGCTTCATAAGTTCAAGCTGTTGTACCATCTCTTTTAATTGCTCTTCTTTTGGATCAGGCTGTGGAGGCTGTAATGTTTGCGCTATTGCAGCTTTCATTTCCTCTCTATTTGACAAAGAGCTGTTTTCAAAAATTGATAGAAGCATCAAAGAGAATGGAGGGGTCCCTTGTTGTGTCATTGATAAGAGCTGAATCATCTGAGTCATCTCTAATTCTTTTGCCATAATCCCCATTGAGGAATAAGCTATAAACTTATAATCTCCTGCAGGATACCTATCAGGAGCAAACTGCATGTACCGAAAGGCTGCTTTTTCGATCATAGGGATTAAGAAATTTTCTTGGAAGTTCATAATGGTACGTTTTTGGCGTTTAATAGATGCCGCCTGAATCATAGACATACCAGAAGCAGTTGAATTACGAGGGTTAGAGTTCTTAGAGTTAGCGGAATCCATCGCTCCTGTGCCCATTTGAACCATACGTTCTAGCTCTGCAGCTTCTGTAAACGTACTGTTATTAAGGCTACCAAAGTTAAGTGGCATTAGAGTCTGACGTGGATCACCATTCGTTAGAATAGTCTTACCCGCTTTAACTTCGAATTTAACCCCACGAGGTAGACGGGTAGCATCTACACCCATCATAGGATGTGTCGTAAGGGCTAGAGCGTCTATACGGGCACGTAGCTCTGCATCAAGTGCCTTTTGAGGGTTATAGCCTTTCTCAGCAATCCCTCTACCCCAGAATTTATTAGGGACACGATCATGTTGATAGCAAACAAAAGGACGGTCACCCATTAAATACGGATTCCGTACTGCTTTAAGCACTGAACTATCGTTTGCAATGACTACGACAGCTTCTACAAGCTCATCTTCGTCATAATCAAATGTTTCCCCTAAAGAATCGTCTTTATCCTCTAAGAATTTAGCGGGAACACGTCCCCAATATTCAACAATTTTAACCCTATCGTCATTAGAGAACACACTCGATTGTTCCTCATCGTACCCTAAATTCATGTCTTCAAAACCGCCGATAGGCTTATCTTCATAGATACCGTCTCGAACAGCCTCAATAATCTCATATCTAGGCTTAATAACAATCTGTGCTACACCTAAGGCTTCTTCAATAGAGGTAGCTGAAGGATCAATTACAAATTCCTTAGGAGTAAGAGATTCAACCTTTACTTTAACATTAATCTGTTCTGTAACAACAATATCACTAGTTAGCGTGTCAGGGATAGGAGATACGCTAGGGGTTTTTGAGACCTCTTCAACAACATTGATTTTTGCAATGCCTGTACCGTAAATTGCCCCATTAAGAAGTGCTTCTACGATACCATTTTTAACTTTATATTGATTTAAGTCTTCTTGCAGGTTTTTACGAATAATTTGAATATCTCGTTGATCTTGATCATTAACATCATCGCGAATATCAAACCACTGTTCCTTCCCAAAAATAGCTTCTTCTAACTCAGCAACTGTGGATTCAACGGCCTGTTGAGTTGCTGGTGAAATAAGCCTAGAATTTTCAGAGTCTCTTGTTTTATCCTCAGAGGACCAGATTCCTCTCCAGATACGATAATACTCGTCCCATTTATCGAGATAATTGGTATTACGATGGTCTTCCCATGCGTTTACTCGTTCCATAACCCAGCTACTTAACGTAGACTTAGGATCAAGGTATCCGATTTCGTCAGTATCCTGAGACATTATCTAATGGTTCCCACTCTTCTAATTCGATTGATTGTGCAAAATCTGCTACTGAAACTTGGTCAATGTATGCTAAAGAGTCCAATAAGTCATCATGTGAAAGTGGACTAGGAAAGTCTAACATTTGTGAAACAAAGTGATGATTCCAATTAGCTTTCCGTAACCTAATTTTACCATGCTCCATACGGCCTTGTAAAGCCCATACAATGCGATCTTGCTTCTTCTTGCCACCATGCGTAACATCAGTTATATTTATCCATCTGCTACGAGAGCGCATCTCATCTTCAAGATATGGCATGATTGCATTCTTAAGTGCACCTGCTTCAATTCCAACAGTTGTGGCACTAACATCTTCTGCTGAATCTAAAATTCTTTCGGCTGTTTCTTTGATACCCCAACGTCCATGGTGGATATCTTTAACATACCACTTATCTTCTGATATTTTTACTACGGCTATCGCAGTTTCGTCCAATCGAGAAGATTTGAGACCTCTGTCTCTACTCGATTGTTCAAATCCCGCCGGATCGACCGCAATAACATAATGTCCAGAAACTTTTGTATTATCCTCGAAGACATCATCGTCTGCATAACGGACCCACTCTTCTTGAAACACTCCCCCACTAAACGATTCAAACGTAGCTTCAAATTCCTGACGGTACGCCTGAGTAGACATAGACTTCTTAGCAGCTTCGATCTCCGAAGGATCGAGAAAGGAGTTATCTTTTGATATAAACTGAAAGGCATCCCAGTCATCTTTGTTTTCTTCTTCCTGCGCGTCTGTCCAAAGTTTATGAAAGTGGTTCTTACCTGAGGGTGTACCAATAAAAAGTGCCCCTCCCTTTACATCGGCCAAAGTAGGTCTTAGGATCATCTCCCAAACTTCTGGCTTCATAGACGCATATTCATCCATAACAACATAAGACAAACCTACGCCTCGTAATGTATCAGGCCGATCACTTCCTTTCAAATAAATCTTACGATCATTTACTAAAGTAATTGTCGCAGTGTTTTCATGTGTGGTCTTAATAACTTCTTTTCCGATATCTTTTAGAATAGACCATAAGATATCTTTAGCTTGTTGAAAGGTAGGGGCTACATAAAATACATCTTTATCTTTAGACTGCAACGCTTTAATAATTAATATCCACGCTGCTAAATAAGACTTACCAAATCGTCTGCCACAACTAGCTACTTTAAAACGTTTCTTACTGTTAAATATTTCAAGTTGGGCATCGTGGAGTGTGACATTAATATCAGTCACCTTTTAAAGTCTCCACATAATCAGCTTCAATTACCTTGAAATCTTCTTCTTCTTGTTTTTCTATCGCCTTTACGGATTCAATAATAATATTAATCCCAAGGTCTTCATGTTCGTGCTTAATTTCTACTGCTTTAGATACCGGAATAATCCTGTCGAGACACATTTTTAAACAATGTCTGTCTCCTTCTAAAGCTAATTCAATTACTTTATCAACAATAGCTGGGCCTTGCTCTGACATTAACTCCCTTGAGAGTTTAGTGTACTTATTCAGAGAACCCTTAGGTCTTCCTGTGGGGTTTAATGAGGGCATACCTTTATGAAATGCAGGGTTTCCTCTTCCCTTAGGCTTGTCCTCTACTGAGGGGCCTTTATCGCTGGATGACATTAAACATATCCTTATCTTTACCCACCTTTTTCCTTTTCCTTTGCAGGAAAACAAACTAAAGTGGAAGATTTAGTGAATTAAAGCATACTTAAGTGTACTTAAGTGTATGAGATATTTGTTTAAGTGGTTAATCTAAAAGGATTTACTTAACGTTCTCTCTCGTGTACTTAAGTTAACTACTCAATGTATGTATACATTATAACATATTCTGTCTGATTAGTCAATCCCCCTTAGGACACCTAAGGTAAATACCCCGCTCCCCACAAAAGTCAACCGTTATTTTATCTTATGTGTACTTTATTTCTATTTAGACCTCCAAATTGCTTCCCATGTGTCCCTGAGTGTATATAAAAATATTGTAGTAACAATTAGGGTCCCCCC